TATACTTAAAGAATGCGCTAATGTATCTGACGATGCTGTTATATATCCTTTATTAAAAATCATATCTAGTTTTCTAAACTTTCAAGTAAACTTTTTGCTAACAACGATTTTTCTATAGAAGACTCGTCGCACTCATCATCCAATAAATTAACAGCCATTAAAGCTTTTCCTACCAACTTTGATGTCATGCATGTATTCTTAAAGCTTAAAGTATTTTCCCCATACATATCTGTTAAATCATTTAACAGATAAGCTCTTATATGTACTTGGTATAAACTGTCCTCTAGAAATTCAGTTTCAGTGGGTATATTTAACTCCTCCTGTATTGTAGTTGAGGGGATAGATATTTTAAAACCCTTATAACTGTTTGTGTTCGGAGTATGGATGAATGTTTCAAAAACATCTAAAGAGAAAGTCCCTTCATATACAGTCACGGAGTTTGAAGAACCTAAATATAGCTGTATACTAACATCTACAGATACATTCGATTTAAGAGGAGATACATTAAGGGTTCCCCACCCCCCTAGATTACTTTCTGAGTAATCTCCTGTTATATCCGATATAACAAGATTTCTACAATCATCTGTAGTATGTATGTCTAATTTTAAATCTAAAGCCATTTTTTGGGTATTAAAAAAGGGCAGACAATACGCCTGCCCTTTGGTTATATAAGTAAGTTAATTACTATTAGTCAATCCATGTTACTCCAAGCGCAGTGTTTGCATCCCCAGCAGCTGTAGAAGCTGTAACAAGAGCTATAACTATTTGACATCTACCTGATCCTCCTGCCGCTACTGCATGATTCGGATTAGCTAAAGCAACGTCTAAAGATACAACACCATACTCTATTGTAGAGTCTGTATACATAGTGATTAAGTCTGAATTATTCGGAACACCATGACGGTAAGGAGCACCTGATGCACCTACGCCAAACCATTCTAATTCTGCAACTTGTCTACCATTACCTTTACCTGGGTCTGGAGGAGTTGTAAGAGTGACAACTGCAGCTCCGAATCCGTCTAAGGTAGCATCAAAAGATACAACAGTATCTGTATGAAGTCCTAAAGACCATGTTTGAGCTAACCCTGTAATATAAAATTTAGTGTTACTAGTTTTAGTAGCATCTACTTTACCTGTTAAGGCTCCGTCAACGTTATTAATCTTAGCTATAAATTTATCCACAACTTCCCCTGCAGTTACTGTATCACCAGTTACATACTCAAAAAAGTGAAGATCAGATTGCTGAGAAAATAACTCTACGTTATTTTTGAAATTTAATCTTAAAGTGTAACGAGTATTGGCTACATCGCTAACTGCTGAAATAGTAGTTACTTGCTGATCTCTAAGAACTGGTATTGCACCAGTTACAGTTGCGTTTGCAAATTTACATAAAGGAGAATATCTCCAACTTCCACTAGCATCTTTTTGGCCTACTCTAAAGTCTCCCGCAATCAATCCTGAGAAATCGTTTCCGTTTTCATCAACAATGATTACATCCCCAGCAGCTGCATCAGTTGCATCATTTGCTTTGGCATACGCTCCTGCGTTATTTCTACCTACAAATACATGTAGTGAATTATCTGTTTTAAACATTTGTTTCTATTTTAAAAATTAATTAATTAAATCGTGACTGCTGCTCCGCCTATCCACTTAACGTAAACCCCAACTTTAGGAGTTCCTGTCATTGAAGAGCAATCTTCTTTTGTACATACGTGGAAAAAAGTTACTGCAGTTGCTCTGTCAACTTTTAAGTTTCCAAATACAGATTCACCAACAACTCCTGCACTAGATGCATCTACGTCAGCGTCTGGAAGAGAAACATTACCTGTAACATCTGCACCTACAATCTCTGTACCTGCTGAAGCCGCGTCAGCAGCTATTGCTGCGGTGTGAACCTCAAGAGCTACATCTCCATGGGCAGAAGTTGCAATCTCTACAACAGTCATTGCTGCTTCAAGAATAACGCATCCTGCAGGAAGCTTTTTAGATAAAGACACAGATACGTTATTATCGTCAGATGTAGATAAACTAACTACCTCGTATAATTCATGAACCCCTACTCCCGATGTAGCCGCACTTGAGATTGATCTACCGATCATCCCTGAAGCTTTATGAGAATTTAAGTCTCCAACTATGTTCTGAGTATTTGCATCAGATTGACTGATGTGATCCCCTACAAGTACGTTATAGTCTTGTGCTCGAACGGGGGTATTGCCAACCGATCCTCCTTTGTTTTTAAGAGGGCCTACGTTAGCATTCGTTATTTTTGCTGTTCTTGCCATTTTATTTTATTCTAATTCGTTAAGTTCAATTTTACTTGACTGATATCTTGGGTCCTCTATATTTTCAAGAGCCTCAACAACAGCCATCCTTACTATCTCTCTGTGTGTGTGCTCTGCTAAAGAACAGCTAACACTTAGCGTATCTCCCTGAGCTAAAATTACAGGTTCTGGAACGATTATATACCTTAAATAGTACTTAGAAACACCTCCAGTAGATATTAACTCTATCTTGTCCCCTAAGTAATCAAGTCTGTATACAAGTTTAGAAGACACCTTATTAAAAGGGTCATTCACAACCTTGTTGTACCTGTCATAAGTTAAAGGCTTAACCGATACTTTTTTGAGAGGGTTTGAAAGTAATGTACACTCTTCGCTTAAAGAATGTCTATAATCTGCAGGTAAGTACACAAATTGCCCCCCATCTTTATTATCAGCAATGTTGGCTATGGGAGATACCTCATAGTTCTTTATAAGATTCCTTAGGTCGTCCCTACGTTTTTGATCCTCCTCAAACATTGTCTTTCTAGGGTTATTACCAAACATTCGCTTAGTAATAAACTTTTCGATAGCAGCGTTTAAAAACGAATCTATTTCCGTGGTAAGATAGGACGGGGCGGACCCAGAGTCCGCCTTATCCATTAATAACCTAAATTCTAGATGCATTTCCCCTATAACCATTTTATTTACTTATAGAAAGTTTACCTTTTAAGTCAATATACACTTCCTGATTGTCAGGATTTTGTAAGTATTCTACAGTCTGCTCTCTAGTAAATCCTACAACATCTCCACCTGGTAAGGTGAACTTAGTGCCACTTTTAACCAAAATTCTTTCTGTTAAGCAGTCATCAATGAATGCTCTCATTTCGAATGTTGGATCCTCAATAGTATCTAGGAAGTCTTTAGGATTCTCGGTTACGATTCTATCTAGCTGTGCTTCGATGAAATCTACAGATGCAGAATCTCCTGCACGTTTACCCATTACCTTAAGAACATTACCCATCTCTGTTGTGGACATGTTACTAAATCGTTTGTAAGCCTTACGTTTAAGTTTAGACTTCTTATTTTCTACTTTTGCTTCTTGCTCAACCGAAGTCATTATGTATTCCGCGAATGGAGAGTCGAATCGCTCTAATTCCGAGTTCGCAACGCGCTGATGCGCTTTAAGCACTAAGTAGACTAACTCATCGTCTGGGTTTGCCATTATGAGTTGCTTTCCTTCTTTAGGGACATCTATGAAAAACTTGTTCCAATAGTCACCATTGTATCTAGAAAGTGTTCCCGAAGACATATTCATCTTCTTTTCAAGGCGACGTTCGTCTGCCTCTGTAAGCCCAGTATTCAGAATTCCAGTTCCACGCTGAGATTGAACTGTCAATCTCTCAAAACATCTAGAGTAACGAATACTCCCGTCGTGATCGTCGGGAAGCCATCCGTGCTTCTTGATTGGTTTTAACGTTACTTTATCTAAAACTGCATTAGAAACACCATCTCCCTCCATCGCTATAGTGGTAGAGGTGTTACCCTCTACCGCTGAAGCCTTCTTTGCTTTCGCCATCTTTTGTGCTTTCAAATTAGTTCTTTATTTTTAAATTGTAGAGTTGTAGATTAATTCACAACACGACATAGGGTTTGCGATAAGTACACCTTGTTGCGCTTGTGCGAACAATTGGTAACCATCTACCGAAGACGCTGATCCTTTTGAGAACGACGTGTTAGGTCCTAGTGGTGATGTAGATCCAGCTACGTGCCACATAAGTTCCTTACGGCCCTTAGGATATACTCTTTTGATGTTCTTCTCTCCACCTGACGTACCCATGTTAAGGATAGTATAACGGTAAGATTCAGTATAACCACCTTTTGGGTGCGGAATACGGTTACGAACTTCATTATCATATAATGGTAAATGTACTAAAGTAAATCGGATACCTTGTGGTCCCATGTACTCTTTATATTGACCTTGGAATGATAAGTTTTGACCAGAACCTCCTACACGCTTAGAATCCAATGGTTGGAAACGAGCTGCATGATTTTCTAATGCTCTGTGGAATTGTACCATACCACGCTCTCCTGTAAAGGCAACGAAGTGACGTTGGTCTTCTGGAAGGATGTTGATAGATAAATTCAATAATACATCTTCTAAGAAGTCAATTGTAAACTCGTTATAATTGAATTTGTAAGAAGGTGAAATTTGCTCACGGATACCTGCACCCTCGATGATTGGAGTACCAGACTCACCCATCATGTTGTAAGTACCATTCGCTTGTTTGTTAGATTTAGAGAACCATAACATACGTTCTTTCTCCTTAGCCCATTGACAAATGAATTCCCATTCAGCATATTGAGTCCAAATCTTAGAAGTCTTGTTAGACTTAGGATCTAGCATTTCAATAACTAACGGACGTTGGTGCATGTTTCCAGGCACTGTATAAGTCTTAGACATGAAAGATAGAGAGTTTCTCATTTTGAACGGAGAAGTATAGCTTGTTTCACCATAAGTTCTGTTCAATGTTCTTTCCTGCGGAGAGTATTCTTTACTTACCTTCGCACCTGCAGTCAATAAAGAAGCTGCTATATCTGTAACAGAGAATACCATAGCCTGACAAGGGTAGATCCAATCTGTACCTGACATATAAGGCTCTTGCATAACACGTAAAGCTGTTTCACCATCATCTAAGATAAGTTTATCAGTTTTAGCGAAGTATTTTTCCCCTAAAGTCAAAAGAACAACGTTACCATTTTTACCACCTGTTACAGTAGCTACGATAGGTAAAGCTTTCTCATCATCACCTTTCAATAACCACTCGAAGTCGTTATCATCTGGAAGTTCTTGTTCACCACCACCTATTGAAAGGAAGTAGTCCATACCAGCGTACTGGTTTAGCCCGAATACTCTACTAATGATATTGGATACCAATGTAGGTTCTTGAGCGAATACACTTCCTAAGTGGTTTTCAGTTGTTAAACCAGACCAACTCTTCGGAGCGTACAATTGTAAATTACTAATTGCGTTTGTTGCCATTGTAAATTAATTTAATTAATCGATTGTTTATATAAATATTAAGCAGCTCCTAATTTATAGATTTCCTCATTGTGCCAAAATCGACATTTTTTGAAGAACCTCTACTTGGTCTGGATCCCGCTTTCTTTTTACTCTTAATTGCGTCTGATAACTTTTTAGTTGCCTTAGTAGTTGACTGGCGTTCAAAAGCTGAAAAGTCCCATTTAAGTATTGTTGCTAAATAAGCTATCTTTAGATCGAACTCGGGATCAGTTTCCCTAGCTCGCATTATCTCATTTTTACCATTTCTGTCTAGCTTGGTAATACCCTTATATAACTCTTCCTTATCTTTAACAGATAATTCAAACCCAGGGATTATTTCCTCTTTAACAGATATATGCTCTTTAAGGTCACCTAACCATTGGGTATGTGCCTCTGCTTTTTGCTTTTGAGCTTTCTTCTGATTAACTATCAGATTTTCCTTTTCTACAGTTTGCATTTCTTTTAAGGAATCTAAAGCGTCTTCAGCTTCCTCTAATAAAACGCCTGTGTCTTCGTACCTGCTAAGCTTCTTAGCTATACGTTCTTCAGACCACCCACTTCTAGATAATAAATCTTTAACAAGCATTTTCTGTATGTTAACGTTTTCTTCTAAACCTTCTTTAGATACATTATCATAAGACTGCTCGTTAGCACTTAGATTTATAAGGTCATGCATTGAAACCCCCGCTTCGTAGTTATCTAATAAATACTTAACTTCATCTGGAAGAGAGTCTTTATACTCAACTACTTTATTATCTATTGTTTCCTGTACTTTATTAAGAACCCATTCCTCAGAGTCTTCGAAGTCTTCATCCTTGAAGTCTATAAGACCGCTTTCTCTTTGCAATTCAGCAAATACTTTCAAAACATTAACATCTTCTTCGACGTCTTCTTCTGCTTCTTTAGATGCCTCAGGATTTTTATCCTCAGTATCTTCTTCTTCTTCTTCGACTTTAAGATCTTTAGGCTCTTTCTCTTCTTTATCCTCTTCAATAGGATCTTTTAAAGGAAGTTCATCCACTTCTTTAATTGCAAGTCCAGGTTGAAATATACCTGGTTCTACTTCTACTTCTAAGGAGTCGTCTCCTTCTTCTTTTTTAGCGGCAGCTCCTTCTGGGGCAGTAGCTATACCTTCCAGTACGCTTAAATCTAACCCTCCTAAAATATCATCCTCTCCAAATGCCATACTAATTTATTTAATGGTTTAACAAAAATATACATACATTTCCACATACACAACCCTTTTTATGGGGGTTTGGGGAATATTGTCTGAGTTTTATAGCTAAAACATAATCTTTAAGATTATGTTTTGCTACCACTCTTTCTTATCTTCTCTCTTTCTATAGTCTCTTTAGACTTTAGCTTTTCTCTCTCTAACTCGCGCTTAGCCTTGTTTTCTTCCCTAGCATTATCAACCTTAACCCTGTCTAACGACAATTTAGCCAAATCAATACTATCTTTAATGCCGTTGTCATTAGAGTCACCATCTACAGCTTTAGCCATGATATTCATCTGCGCTATCTCCAGTTTAGTACGGTTATCTTCAGAATTTCTAGCATCCTCTCTACTCTCTTTCTCTTTTTCTAATTGGAGTTTTGCGTGCTCGAGGTCTAACTTATCTTTCTCAGACTGTTGCTGCATTTGGACTGCTTCTTGTTGTTGCTGCATTTGCATTTGCTGCATCTGTTGTGCTCTTTGTTCTGCTTCAGCCTCAGCTTGCTTAAGACCTTGTCTAAGATCCGCAAGAGAGGTTGCGTTATATACTTGTGCAACATCTGATAAAGTCATTTTGTCGTTTTGAAGAGCCGCATGCGTGAGCTGCTTGAGCGCTTCTATTGCCATATTATCTTTGGCTGAGTTAGATACAAATAATCCATATTCTGAATTACTGAAGTCTGTCCCATTAATTTTAAAGAATACATTAGCCATGTCATCGGTCATATACTGAAGACGCTTCGTCTTACCTTTGTACACATCCTTGGCTACATTAAGCAGAGTTTCCATAACTCTAACCTTGGTCTGGTTATGAACCTCAAACCACTTCTCAGTAATATGTGACGACTGTACAACAGCTCTCTCCACATTACCAACTAATTCGCTAGAGGATACAGCCCCCATACGCTGAGGTGTTACCCCCGCAAGATTACCTATTTTTTGTTCTACAAAATCTAGTAAACCTATATGCTGTTGTATAAAATTACCAGTCTCCATATCAATAACCTTATTCTGGTTAGATATATTACCTGCAAGTTTACCTGCGGACTGTCCTTTCTTACCTTCGTTGAATGAATCAACAAAACCAAACTTCATCGATTGCGCGTAGTACATCCACTTCTCTATCTCCCATCCGTCAGGAATAAGGGATAAATCTATTAAAGCTATTTTACCTTGGTTGGCTGCCATAGCTAACTCTAGTCTATACCATAAAGTAATGTACAGATAAATCCAAGGGACTAGTCTATCCATCAAGGATACTGACTGTGTGTTGTTGGCATTATATATAGTACCTACATAACCAGAACTACATGTGGATAAATTATCCATGTGTCTGAATTGTTGTGGGCGTACGCGTATATTTATGTACGTACTTTCTCCAATTTTAGTTCCTTCCCAATACTCGCTAACCCAAAGCCACTTAATTGACTCTCCCGCAGCTTCATCTATTTTATAAGACTCAGAAACAACTGCCTCCTGAGGCATCCCTAATTCATCCACGTAAGTTAGATTTCCTATCTTACGCATAGACTTCCAGACAACCTTAGTTACTCTTATGTTTCCATCCCTATCGTAGTAATTATTCATTCCTCCTGCATCATCTTCAGGGCTATCTTGAATCATTAACTTTTCTGCTGGGTAATTTAATAGACTCTTACTTTCAATAGAAGAACGGTTTCCGTTCTCTTTTTCCAGGTCGTCTATTTGTTTTGCAGTAAGGTCTTCATAGAAGTTATCTAAAACAGAGTTAACTGACATATAAGTGTCTTCCACTATTACGTCAGCCTTATCTACATAATCTTCATTGTGAGGTAAAAGACAATAAAACTCCAAAGGGTTTATTCTCCTTACAGTAGGTTCGTTAGATATTTCCTCTACACAGTAAATCTCCTCTCCTGCAATAAGAGCATCTTCCCAACCTTTAGCAAACTTAATCTTTAGAGATTGTTCTCTCTCTAAATAATTAAGAAGCTTATTTGCTACGGACTCATTAATATCTTGAAAGTCGTAACTAAAATACTTCTGTATACGCTTGAGCTCCTCAGGTATATTCGCCTGAGCCTCTTGAAACATTTGCTTAGCTTCCTCCTCACTCTCAGGCTTACCAGCGCCTTGAAGCATTTGGTCAGTGGATTGTTTAATCAACCCTTGAAAATAAGAAGTTACTGCTTGTTTCTTTTCGTTTTCTTTAGAAGATATAGCCCCCTCATTTATAGAGCGTACCATAACAGTGAAGGCCCTCTTTGCTTCCTCTCCAAATAATAAGTTAAATATAGGAGATATAACGTCATAGTATTGTAACGACGCAGGCATCTCTACAGAATCCCCCAAACCTAAAGGGTCTGTTACATACTCTAAATCCTCTTTATTGAACTTACCGTTATACAGATCATAGTTCCTCTTCTTTTTACTTCGGGGGCTACGCCTTGTATTATCATAAACACCTATAAGGGAGAGGCCTGATTCAATACAGTCCTCCCCCCATTTAGCGGTTTTTTTTAGAAAGCTTAATTTTTGTCTAGGAAACTCTTTAAGCGCCATATGAAAGTTTTATTATGCTACTTCAAGTAGTAAGTACTCGCAAAGCGGAGTGTTGGCAGATGATTTCACCTGCACTTTAGTGTTGTCTGCTGTAGGGTAGAATAAGAATTCTCCTGGCGCAAGACGAGCGAAGACTTGGTCTCCATCATCTGCGAAGATTAGGTCATCAGTTGAATCTAAGTTTTTAGCATACACATATGCTTTCTTGATTGCCCCTGATAAGGCTTCTACAGTTAGATCTAAATAAGCTCCTGACGCGGTTTTAACCACTGTTAAACCTTGACGGTTATCCCCATCTATAGTTAAAGAGTCAGTTACGGTTTTAGATATATTTACAGTATCGAACAAGTCTGTACTTGAGATACTAAAAGTTGTTTTTAAAGTTGCCATGTTTTTATATATTAAAGATTACGCTCCTATCGCTTTTTCCATTAAAATAAACTCAGCTACTGGATTACCATCCGCAGCCTCAATATCCACTGATTGCATATCTGCAATAGGAATGAATAAAAATTCTCCTGGACCTAAGTTTGAGAAGTAATCTCCTGTTGTACCTGCAGTACCTACCGCAGCTCTTAGTCTAACTATTAAGGTTTCCCCTGAGGTAACACTTAGGTTATGTAAAAATAAATAAGCTCTATCATTAGTACCTGCTAAAGGTCTAATCGATGTTCCTGTTCCCATTGTAAGACAGTCTACTGTCCCACTACCTGATGTGATTATTCTTCCCATCACTTGGGTGTCCCCTGCGGGAGCTAGTACGTCTGTCTCTGTAAAACTAAGAGCTTGCTTTGCAAACAAGTCAGTACTAGAAAGAGACAAAGTTACGTTTACTTGTGCCATATCATTGTTTTTTTTAAATTCGCGAATTAAAGTACAAAAATATACAATTATTTATACTACGCAACCCCTAACCTAGCTACTTAGCAATTAAGTTTAAAGTTTTATAGCTAAAAGGACTTTCTTTTTTTTCTTTTAAAGATAGTCTTATTCCAGAAATCCTGGTCATGTATAGTAGTTATTTTCTTTTCTTTCTCTACAGTATGTTTCTTAACTTCTTCTAGATGATACATAACCATCATGAAGGCCATCACCCTATCAAAGTTATCATCAGCGTTATACGCTATTAACTCCTTCAGTAAACCTTGGCTTCTTATTTTGTGGAGATTCATAAGACTCTCGTCCTGTCCGTAGTTATCCAGTAACCACATCTTTATAAGCTCTTCTCCGTAATTCTTTAAAGGCTTAGACATATGCATACCCTTACCTCTACTCACTTTACTATTCTGTACAACATCCTTTATTATCTCAGGCTGGTCCAAAAGTAAATGAGTTTCGTGTTTATGCTCTAGGTATTGATACAAACCCTTTCGCTCGTTCTCGTAGAGACACTTAGCGTTGTAAAACTTTAATAATCGTCTTACTACTTCATAGTATTGATTAGCTGTCTCTGGTCTTCCAGTATACTCAGCTACAATCCTATTGGTGAGTTTGTTTAGTACTATTAATGAACCTAAAGAAGCGGTGGTAGCTTCATCATGGTCATAAGGATCACATCCTGCAACATACATGCCATAAGGTATTTCCTCTTCTCCATTTTCATAAGGCATCTCATGAATAATAACACACCCTTCAATCTCGTCACTAATCCTTAAAGGGTAGTCATATATGGGACTCAGCTTAGCGTCGGGCTTCCATTCTATCCTACCCTCCGTGGTTACAAATAACTTTCCTATATAATCTAAATTAGCGCTAGCATTCTCTACCTCTAAATTAGCTAACGTATCCATAAGATCCGCAGTAGGGAAATGGTTACCAGTCTTCGTTAGGAAGACCTCTGAAGGCTTTAAAGGTCTGTTCTGGAGCTCTGCATTCAATGCGCTCCTAGAGTTCTTCCCAGAGCGTAATTTGTCCCTGAATTTATCTAGGTATAATTTAGCTGGAGCCTCATCTGTAAATCCATTCTTGTCCTTATATTGATTCAATCCCATGTACGCAGGAACGAAATAGGAGATCTTTCCTTTATCTTCCCAAGTGTCATCAAATGATATTAAGTCGTATACATCAGGATTGTAGAACATATCTCTTGCATCTACAGTACCTCCACCTTCCATATCACCACCAGTACCTAGGTACATACAGCTACCGAACTTGTAGGAACCATTCTTCATACATTCCACCGAAGCTTCGTGAGCTGCTTTAAGGTTAGAGAACATACCAATCTCCTCCATCACCATTACAGCTGGACGCGTACCATTGGCAGCGAATGCATTATCTCTAAATGTTCTGTGCTTAATCTTGGACCCACTACCTCTAGTTTGCCAAGTACCCCCAAGTTTCTTTTTGTACTCAGCCTTCACTTCTTTACCTGACATCCAGGACCCAGAGTATTGCTTAGAGAATGGAGAGGGATAGAATTTATCCTCTAACTCGATATACCCAGGAAGGTTATCTAACCCAAATTTAGTTTTGTTTAGAATATCTGCTGAGTATTTAGCATCACCTGCTGCAGCTACAATTTCTGTAGACGGAGGGTTTGTTATATATGCAGGGTCGTATTCCTTCATTCCGTCGAATATAAACTCATGACCGATAACCCCACCAGCAACTCCATAGGACTTACCAAAACCACGACTACCCATCATCATCATATTCTTAGCCTCATTTTCAAACAAAGGTTTACCCATGTTCTTAGAAAAGGTTCTACGCATATACTCACGCGCAGGTACATATATTTTACCGTCCTTATCTACTCCAGCCTCTTCAAACTCTCTATCACAGGTAAACTTCTTGTCATCAGAGAATCCAGAGAAACCCCTAGCCTCAGTCCAGTTATAAAAGAAATCCCACTCCAAGTCACGAAGAAACGGCTTTCCAGGTTCCTTAGTCTTAGAGTGGGCTGACTTGTTTAGTAATATAGTCCAAAAATTCACATAGAAGTACAGGGAGCCTGGCATCCAAACGCCACCAACCCAATAGCCTTCAATACACCTCTGCTTTTGTTCTCGCCAAAATAACAAGTACTGTTCGCTAGAAGGGTGATACTGAGGGATTTCCTCTAATAGAAAATTTAATCTATTTATCATATTAATCCAGTCTCCGAGGCAGACTCTACTGCACCACCTTTAGTGGCACCTTCATCTTTCTCTTTTTCCACCATTCTCAATAGTCTTTCGTAATCTTCGAATAACTTGATGTTGGTAGAGAGTAATTTTTCAATTGTTGCAGAATCCTCCTCGTAAGTAAGTTCTGCTAAGTAGATAGACTTCTCGTCCATCTTCTGTTTCCAGACAGATAGTTGTCGTTTAGTAGGAGTGATCAACATACTCTCGTAATACTGACATGCTGCCTTGACATCTGCCCATTTAAACTTAGCGTCCTTAAGGTAATCCTCTGCTATCATCTTCCTTCTATTCCCGAGGGATATATTAGAAAACTTAGAATCAGGGTCCACTAAAAGCGCAATAGCCCACATTATCTGTGAGCTTTTGCTTTTACCTTTGCTTTTATCCTTACTCAGAATATCAGCAAAGGGCTGGGGGACCTTTAATTGCGGGTTAGCTCTCCAGAAGTTAACCTCTACGTCAAACCCGTTTAATATCATCCTACTATACCTAGTACGTTATACATATCCATTTGGAAATACTCGACGTCTTCTATCTTAACCATAAATCCTTGGCCTTTAGGAATAACAATATCCCCAACCTTAATTTCGGTTACTTCAGTTCCAACAGCCACAACTAAAGCTTCTCCACTTTTGTTGTCTTGCTCTGCTTTAACCATAGACTCAGATTTAATAATTCCAGAGGTTGTTTCAACTTCTGTTGCGGGGATCTCTACTACAATAGTTCTCCCGATGGGTGTGTACTTAAGTGCTTTCATAATTTCTGTTTACATTCCTAATGAGATTGTTTCATCTCGTTCTCTTGTTATTTCTACCTCGTAATGCTTACTTGTGTATACTCCTTGAGACAGTTCGTATATTATCATACTATTCGCCATGGAGCTTCCCGAGAAAGCGGCCTCAGTAACTATTCGTCTTAGTTGTTCTGTATCCGTCTTTAAGTAGACGGCCTCGCCTAACTTAAATACCATCTTCATTACCACCTCTTGATAGGGCAGTGTGACTGCATTGATCTTGTCTTTGCTATTAAAGGGCAGCCACACTTTTTGCATCTACTATTAACATTGAACTCACAGCCTGCACAAATACTTGCTCTGGCTTCTGCTATTTTTTCTACATGTTCATTAGGGAATACTACATTCTTCCATCCGTTAAGGATCTCAGACATCTTCGCTTTCGCTCCCTTCTTTTCTTCTTCCGCCATCTTTATAGTATTTTAAACGATTCTTCTTTACAGTAAATAACCCCAAATGTTTTAATCTTACAGATTTGAAATCTCCCTCCTCTATAACATTCTTAATGAAGCTAAACTGAGACTTAACTATCTGCTCAACTTCAAATGCGGTGAGGTTGTATTTCTTTGCAAGTGCTTTTACTATTTTGTCCATGACAATTTATAGGTGACCTCTACATCTTCCTCCTTTAGGTGGGATAATATAGAAGGGTTAATAAGTCTACCTTGAATTATCTTCTTCTTACGAAGGGACGTGATGTGATTATTGAAAGAGGCTTCAGAGATTCCTACGGACTTGCGTACCATCTTTCTCACCTTAGTGGAGAACAACAGCGTCTCTATATCCTCTCTATCCTTATTAGGATACCAAACCATCAAGAACGCAGCTAATACTTCCACTTCCTTATCCTTCAGCTTTAACACTGGGTTAAGTACGGTGAGGTATCCGCTTAGGAATCCTCTTAGGGTTGACTGTATAGGTATTATCATAGTTTCTCTCCTAAATACGCTGCTGGAGGTAACGAGTTTAAGTCTATTTCTGGGAATGTTGATTCAGCAAACTTTATATCTATATTCGCTATAGCTTCTTTAGCATTCCTAGCTACATAGTAGGCTGCTGCCCTATCCTCAGTCGTTGACTCCGTACCTATCTTAGCCTGTGCGATAGCATTCATCTCTAAGGCCTTATTGATAAGCATCTTGTTTGTGAACTTCCGTATGCACGCGTCGCACAACTTACCCTCTTCGGGTAGGTCGAACATCTTTCTTAAGTCTCTTTCATATTCACTCATATTGCAAATATAATAAAATTAATTATAACTTAGCATTTCTTTTACTAAATTTCTATAATCTTCGCAAGGTACAAGTTCATACGAATCATTCTTCTCATTAAACCATACTATATAGGTTGAATGAAACTTAAGATTGGTGACGTATTCTATTATGTATCTGTATGTGGATAATTGTAGGGAGTATGTAGACATCTCACATTCATCTAAATGAGAACATGGCCCTAGCATCTTATTCTGGAATCTACTCTTCTTATTAAGCGCTTTGTTTGTCTTCCAGTCAAATATTACTAGTGCATCTAGCTTAGTGGAGTAGTATAGTTGATCAACCATACCACATAACCCAAGTTCTGGGGACCCAACAACCAATTCTGATACGATTGGCACAAGTGTGTCCTTTGTATCTTCATAAAACTTTAAAAAATGGGATTCGACCTTGTTATATGCCTCCGTATTAATGGGTTCATATATCACATTATCGATTATCTTATTGTTTATATAATTCTCAGCGTAGTTATGTAACTTGCTTCCTTTATTTGTCGCGTACAACGCGATCGATTCCCACTTAGCTAATATCTCTTCCTGTGATACCCCTTCCTTCTGTGCGGTCTTATACGACCAGAACTCCTTTTCAAAGGGTTTCTTAAACTTACCTATAAAGGCAGTTACAGAGGTTAGTCTTTCACCATTTAATTTATAAGTGTGGTTACTCTCTTTAAAAACAATGCTGTTAAACTTGTTTAGCTCTTGAAATATCATATAGTAGTTTTTGGTAAACTGGCACGCTGTTAGTATCCTGTAAGCCTTTTAAGCACATCATCGATGGCTTCATGCCTATGGTTATCCTCTAGGATTACCTTATACACAAAGTTACTGTCTTTTATCTTAGATACCTCATGTATTGCAGAGTAATTTGGATCCTTTAAGTCAATCTGTTGATTATCCCCACAGAATATCATTATAGAGTTCTTTCCTAACCTACCTAAAGCCATTCTAAACTGAGCCCTAGTTAAGTTCTGAAACTCATCTATAATAACCACTGCATTCTCAAAGGTTCGTCCACGAAAGTGTCCTAGGGATACAAGTTCAATGTCCTCCTCGTCCACCATCTTCTGAATCTTCTCAGGCTTATTATATACCTTACGCATATTAGACATAATAGGTACAAGCCAAGGCTCCATCTTTTCCTTCTCATCTCCTGGAAGGAATCCATTGTCTTCAGTGGCTACTGTGGGACGTGTAATAATAACCTTATTATACTCCCTCTTAAAGAACATATCTAAAGCCACCTGCACTGCGAGTAATGTTTTACCACTACCTGCTTGTCCTACTATAAAATTGAAGGGGTGACTAATAATATTAGCTTTAGCTAACTTCTGCTCTTCTGATAAGGTTATGTTGAACTTAACATTCCCTTTTGGTGGTTTCTTTTCTCGGTTCTCCATATACCAAAGATAGTTAATTATTTAACTTCCGCAATTCTCACAGTCTGGATTATCAATACTACATGCTTGAGGTTGATCCTTCTCTTCCAGTTCATCAAGCCATCCAGCAAACGTATCTTCAGCTATCGTTTTAGCTACTTTATCACTTTGTTTTTCATTCATTAGGTATTCTATATTTTCGTTCATTATATGTTATTTAAAATAAATGCGCAGTAAGTTAAAGAAAAAGTGGTCAAAAAGAAACTAAACGAACTACCACTAATTTTTCGTTTAGGAGAATCATT